TGAGACTGTAGCAATGCAGTTTCTTTAAACTTCACTTTAAGGAGTTAATGATGTCAGGTAATTCGAAATCCCGGTACCGGGAGCGTAAACAGCCTCCGGCCCGTCCGATTTCTTATAAGATTGGTGAGTTGCGTCGTTACACGTGGAATAATTCCACTGGTAAATACAACACCTCGCCAGTTGAGGTAATACCTCAATTTGCGTCCAACGGTTCGAATCGTCCTTCTCGTTGGGAGAGGATGTGGGATCAAACCCACGGTTCTCCTCCCTATGACGACGGAGGTCCGATGACGATCGTTGACCTATCCTGGCCGCAATCAACGGTTCAGGGTTCGGGAATATACTCATGGCCGGATCCAAATCCCGGCGTTGATAAATGGGTATATGAAGGATCTTTTTCTGAGCCTTCTTTCACCGATACTATCTCAGAGGGAAGTTATTTTAACAACTCTCTTTGGAGTCCCGGTGGATCCCTAGTTCCTGACCTGACATCTCTAGGCGCGCAGGCGTATAAACGTATGCGACCTGATCTTCCAAAAGCTCCGTTCGCGGAAATGATCGGCGAAGGCCGGGATATTATCCCGATGATGAAGAGCACGGCGAAAAATGCGGCTGAAATATACCGCAATATCGTTGGCTCTTCATCCAGGAGCAGGATCGAACGTATGCCTAAAAAGGCTGCGGACGAATTCCTAAACCAGTCCTTTGGTTGGATCCCTTTTGTATCCGGTATTAACCAGATCCTTGACACTACCATTTTTATGGACCAGTACCTGCACGATTTAAAGGCAGGCAATGATCGATGGATGCGGAAGGAAAGGCGCCTAGAATCGACTGAAACGGTTGTATTCGACCGGCAAATCTTCAATGGTGGTGTTACACCATCCCTTGGGGGTTTTCAAATCGCCGGTTGTTGCAATACGATGGTTCGGAACGGCAGTACTTGCACCGCTTATGCCCGTCAAGAAACAGTCACTAAGACTGAATCTTGGGGAGTTGGGTGGTTCAAGTATTATCGCCCAGAGTTCGATTCAACGCTCGAAGGCCATGACAGTAATACCATGGCTATAAGACGTCTGATGACGATCTACGGGCTTCGAGTGAGTCCGTCTTTAGTCTGGGAACTAACTCCTTGGTCCTGGTTGGCAGATTACTTCTCCAATGTTGGCGATGTGATCGACAACATGACTGCCATAGCGCAGGATGGGGTCGCCGCCAAACAGTTCTACGTGATGCGTCGTGAGTCTCGAGTCAAAAGGTTAACCGTCGATGTTAATTGGCGGTCTGGCCTCAAGACTATGTCTTGGGAAAGAGTAATCAATCTCAAGCAGAGAGCTGACGCAGATAATCCCTTCAGTTTTCACCTGTCTGGCAGTTTGTCTGCCAAACAAATAGCAATAATGAGCGCATTAGGGATTTCCCGAACTGCCTAATTGTTGCATGATCACTTACACTGCGTTATTCCCCCATCGAGGGAGCAGGGAAGTAATTCGATACACTTTTTAGGAGGCTTAACTACGTGTTTTCAGACCCTATAACCATTACAGTTGCTGGGTCAGGTAAATCCATGGCTCGGATATCGACGACAGGAAATTCTTCTGTCTATGCGACGTCTGATGACCTTTGGAAACTGACCATCTCGCATCAGAAAGCGACAGGTAATCACCTTCGCTCCTTAATGCGGTTCGAGCAGAAAAAAGTCATTACTAACCCCTTGGATTCAACCAAGTCGGCGTATGACTTTGAATCTCACTCGTACGTCTATGACCGCCCTGAAGTGGGCTTTACGCTCACCGACGGTACGGACATGCTAACCGGATTTAAAACCTGGTTAGATACAACTGTTTTTGGCAAGATCCACGGCCGCGAGACTTAATCTCGATTGGAGGACACTATGAAAGAACTCGAAAGAGCTCTAACTCAGTTGCAGGCTACACAAGATATTCTTGTGGAGCAGGAGCCTAGCGACAAGTCGCGACAGCTCCTTCAACTTACTGCGTCCATCCTCTCTATTTCTCAACTCGTCTTTGGCCTTATTCAGGCCATTGAAGGGATGAAAGATGGGAAGAAGGATTCTTCCAAGAAAAAGCCGACCAAGTCGAAGGCTTCTAAAGCCCCGACCTGATCTTAGCCGATAGATGGTGGGCTGGATTGCTTCCAGAGAGAACGCGTAGCTTCGATGTTTAGCCCCGAAAGGAGCAGACATGAAAAGCGACGTAAGTAGTTTTCTAGAAGTGGCGCGGAGCATCTATATAGATGCTACCGCGCAGTGCACCGCTGATGTCTCTGATTTACGTGACTCGATGACGATTGAGGCACGGGTCGAACAGGAAGGTATGTCGTTTTTGACAATTACCCTTCCGCGCTTTGCGGGCGATTTTGAAACTGCCCTCAAAGACGGCGTTGTAAGCCCATCACTCTTCCTTGGTTTTCGGAAGCGTGGAGCAATCCCCGTATTTTTACGAGGTATGCTCGGCAAACTGTTCGATCATGAGACTGGGAGAATTTACGATGATCAGAATTTACCTTTTGCAGACGATATCCCCACTATTATTGCTGGCATTAGACAGATTTGTCTTGCCTTCAAGAAGGTGGAGATACCTTGCACCCCCGAAAGGGAGTTCAAGGCTATCTGTAATTACATCGCAACTGAGCACACCCTTGAGGTGTCGTCGCTGCCGAGGGAAGACATCAAGCGTTTCAGCTTGGTATCTTCTGTGTTATGGCACAATCTTGTTGGCGCTATACGCGTTGACAATAATATACCACGACATGGACCCGGCGCTACTTCCGAAGGGGCTTCTGGAAATCAGAAGTTTGCTTGGAAGTACTGGCACGAACGTCTCGAGCCGTTTTTCCCTTTCCTGGGCACCGGTTTACCACTTGGTGCTTGGGATCATAGGGATTTCGAGAACGTAACGTTCTTACCAGAGGATCAGGAGCTGCCCGTAAGGGTTGTTTTTGTTCCAAAGACTCTCAAGAGCCCACGAGTGATCGCTATTGAGCCTTGCTGCATGCAATTTGCGCAGCAGGCCGTTAGAGACCTTCTATATGAAGCTATCGAGTCCAACTCCTTAACGGCTGGTCACATTAATTTCCGTGATCAGTCCATTAATCAGCGACTTGCGATCTCAGCGTCGAAGGATGGTCAATTAGCAACGATTGATCTTAGTGATGCTAGCGACCGTGTTCCACACGAGCTCGCGTTACTAATGTTTCAGTCAAACCCCGAACTTCAGGGAATGATTGAAGCATGTCGTTCGACAAAAGCGCTTCTTCCGACTGGTGAGGTTTTATCCTCCTTACGGAAATTCGCTTCTATGGGTAGTGCTCTCTGCTTTCCTGTTGAGGCTATGTACTTCTACACTTTATGTGTAGATGCCTTGCTCAGGAAGCGGAATCTCCCGGTAAACTACTCATCAGTTTTAATGGTGAGTAGTGATGTCTACGTTTACGGTGACGATATTATCGTTCCGTCGACGGATGCGGATACTGTTCTTGATAACCTACAAAAGTACTTCTGTAAGGTTAATCGCGCTAAGACTTTCGTTACTGGTAAGTTTCGAGAATCTTGCGGAGTGGATGCCTACGATGGCGTGGACGTATCGCCCACGTATGTTCGACAACTTCCACCTAAGAACAGGCAACAAGCAAAGGAACTTGTCTCATGGGTCGCAACTGCCAACCTCTTCTATAAGAGGGGGTATTGGCAGACGGCTTCTCTTCTCTTTAAAAGAGTGGAGAGAATTTTAGGGCCTTTGCCCTTCATTCAGGAGACGAGTCCTGCGCTTGGTCGGAAAACTTTTTGGAACGCACGGACAATCCAGAGATGGAACCCTTCACTGCATCGTTTTGAACATGCAGCTTGGGTCCCGGGTCCGGTTCATCGCAGTGTCGAACTGGGCGGTTTTCCTGCTCTGGCGCTCGGCCTCTCACGTTTGAGAGATCTAAACGATCTTTCAGTCGTTCGGGACGTTAAGCACCTTGAGCGATTTGCACTGCACGGCGCAGTTACACTAAAACGCCGTTGGATTCCGTCCTCATAGGACGGAGACAGGGTCTTAGACCCGGAGGGGAGCATTGGCTTCCAAAGAGGACAGCCTGCAGTGC